CCACGCCAAGTTCAAGCTTGAATTCACTGGTCCAGGACAGACCGGAAAGTTTCGTACTGTTCAGAATGCTGACATTGAGTTCTTTGCTTACTGCCTTGCCAAAGATCAGATCAGTGTCACCATTGAGCATCTCGTTGACAACAAGGCCAGTGTCCATGCTGATATCACTGTCATCCAGCACGATGTTCTGATCCGTGAATGTCATCCGGATGTGTGTGAAATTCCCGTTACGAATAGCAGATGTATATTCAGCAACAGTTTTTCCAACAGGTGTCAGCATTTTCTCACATCCTTAATACTCAATGAACGCGATCCGCGCTTCGTTGTAGATAATAACGTTCCCCGGCTTGATGTGGTTGATCTTGAACTTGATGTCCGGCATATAGAAGGTGCCTGTCTTGTATGCGTCTGTCTCCGTGTCGTAGTACTCCAGTTCCAGCTTTCGCTCGGAAACAGATGTCCACGCATTACGGAACAGGCTCATCATGGTTTCCACATCGCTGTTCGTCATGGGAGGAGTCTCAAACTCGATCTTGGTAGCAGTGTGTGCCACTGTGGACCTGTGCAACACGCCAGTAAGATCACGCTTGGCTTCCGTTTCCATGCGCTGGTTCGGCGTAGCATCATAGGACTCCAGCTTGATGTATTTCAGTGGCAGTATAGTTCCTAAACTTCCACCGACCTTGATCAGATGTCCAGTAAATGCCATATCGATCAACCTCCAACAAGACCAGTATACATATCAAGGCTCTGCTTCACTGTCCGTCCAAAGGAAGCACTGGAGCCAAACCTAACAGTGGTTTCCTTCTCAAGGATTCCGCGCAGCAGTGTGTTCTGTTCCATCAGAATCTTGTTCTGCTCACTCTGCGCTTCATACACGCCATTCTTGATACCTTCCACAATCTGATCCTGGTTGGCTACCGCCGTCTTGCCGTTCAGAGAGCCTACGAGTTCTGCTCCCTGTTCGTTAGCGATGAAGATGTCACCAGTATCCGGGAAACCGCCAGCAGCGTAGTTGTGACCACCGGATGATCCGGAAATGTCCTCACCAAAGAAGGAAACAAGTACTGGCCCGTTGCTTGCATTTTTCGTAAAATTGTACAGAGCATTAGCATTAGAATTCTGATAAGCCTTTGCAAGAGCCGTTGCTGCATTAACACTCGCTGCGGCAGTAGCAACCGCTGAAGAGATATTGGAAATATTAGAAGCAGTACTTCCGGAAGAACCACTGGTTCCTTTCTCCACTGTTTCGATCACAATGCGCTTGGTCAGTGTTTCTGCCGCCCATGCTTCGATACTGTTCACCACATCGACAAACGCCATGTAGGCATCAGCATCAAACATGACTCTGATTACCTTGGAAGCCAGCGCAGAGGTCCATGTGTTGATGAACTGGATATCCTTCACGAACGAACTCACACTGTCCGTACTGAATCCGACTCTAACAGCCTTTGTTGCAACCGCTGCCACCCATGTATTTATGGCCTGGGCATCCTTTGTAAAGGAATTTAAAGCGTTTTTGTCAAAGGAAACCTTGATAACCTTTGTGCCGACAGACATAATCCATGTATCAATCAGCAGTGCAGTTGCAGTATATGCCGCATAGGAAAGCGCATCAATCTTGACCTTGATGACCTTTTCAATCGCATTGACGAGCCAATCCTCGATCTTTGCCTTGATAGCAGACCACAGATCATAGTTCGTCTTGACAGTGATAACCTTCTCGACTTTAGTGTTCGCCCAACTGTCAATAGCAGAGGAGTAGGCAGCGAATGCAAGCAACTGAACAGTGTTGAACGCAACACCCACAGCCTTTGTTACGGACCTGTTCGCCCAGGACTCGATGGTATTGGCAACCTCAAGGAAATACTTGAGTTGTGCTTCCACAAAGGCAATCTTGACATTCTTGGTGATCGTGCTGATCGTCCAGGAATGGATGGTGTTGGCAGTATTAATGAATGTCTTGTAGCTTTCCGGATCCATTACAACCTTCACAACCTTGGTCAGCGTGGAGATTACCCATGCATGGATCGCGTTCGCCTGGTTAATGAATGTCTGAAGTGCTTTCTCGTCAAACTTGACATAGTATACCTTGGAGTCATTCTGTCTCAACCAGGACATCAGAGAACCGGCAGAACGATTGAATTCAGAAGTGTTCAGAGCAAGATTGATGTAGACAGGTTTCTTTAAACTTTCCTTCAGTTTGTCAAGTTCTGTCTCATCGACCTGGACCTTGATGGTCCTTGTACCGCCAAGCAGAAGACCTGCAAGGCTGGAGATCAGAGTCTTCAGCATATCCCAAAGGTCAATGCCCTTGCGGAGCTTGTCCAGTGCTTCTGCGATTGTCACGATAGCAGGAGCGCCCAGGGTAGCAGCACCGGCAAGGATACCCATCTGTACTGCTGCTCCGGTGAAATCCGGAAGACCGGTACTCTTGATTCTCTTCAGAATTTCTTCAATACCGGTGAGTTCAGCAGTGATTCCAGCCAGTTCTGCCAATGCTGTGTCAAGTCCATTTATCTTGAAATCCGGATTATTGGTCTTTGTGAAGAGTTCAAGAATTTTTTTGATAACAGATGCACCATCTCCGGTTCCAAGACCAAAGATCTTCTTGAGCCAATCAAAAATCTTGGGCAGGATAATGGCTCCGATTGTACCGGCAACCAGTGCTTCAATCAGAGGTTTCCACTCCATCATCCACTGCGGAAGGGCAAGATTTTCAAAACTGAATGCACTACCACCGCCACCGCCACCACCGCCACCGGATTCGGAAGCGATGATGTTCAGTTCATCGAAACTGGCAAGCATTTCCTTTATTTTTCCACCTGCTCCACCGGCTGCCTTTCCAATGCTTTCAAAACCGGATGTTGCTTTCGTATACGTTGTTTGACCGCCAAGCAAAGCAAACAGCATTGTGATTGCTTCAGCAACGGCAGAAACAATGGTGATTACTGCACTCAAAATAGGATAAATAGCAGTAAGCAACGAACCAAGCATTGCACCGATCTGATTACCGGCAACAGATGTTTTCATATTCAAACTATCAATAGCAGCAGCATAAGCACTGCCGATTGATTTTGAATACTCATAGAAGTTATCCAGGCCCTGTTTAGCCAACTTCATGACAGAACGGATAGCAGTACGGATCAGCATCGTCTTGGCAATCCTGCCGATAGTGGAAAGCAGACCGCTTGTGGCTCTGTGAGTCTGCTTGATGTTCACACTAGCTTTGCCGATCATCTTGGTGGATTCGGACAGTACAGTGGTACTCTTAGCTGCTTCGTCCGTTACCTTGGCAGTGTTATCCAGTGCCTTGTTCTCTTCCACAATGGCTTTGGTGGCCTGTTTGGTACTGCTTGCCAGGATATCCTGCTCATTGGCAAACCTTGCCCTGGTCCCGTCCTCAAGAATAACCGGCTTGCTCTTGTCAATGGCATTCCCAAAGGCATCAATAGGATTACCATTGGCATCAGTAGGGAAGTTTACTGCTTTGATGGCTTTTGCGTAGTCATTTACTGCCTTGGTAGCCTTTTTAACCCTGCTTGTAGTTCCTTCAGATACAGAAGAACCAATCCCACCCATGTTTCCAAAGGTGGAATTGGCTTTAATATCCTTCAGCAGAGCAGAAAACTCCCGGAGAGGAGCAAGCTGGCTTTCAACTTTCTGTCCAAGAGCAGACAGGGAGCCAATCAGATTATCAATGCCACCCTTTGCTTTCGCTGCGCTGCCATCGATCTCGATAAAAAGCGTTTCAAGGTTTGCCATAATCTGATCAACTCCCTGTCATCATTGATTCTTCGCTATAGTCATACGACTTAATGTATCGATAAGTTTCTGCCTTTCTGCCCGTATCTCTGCTTCCTTCTCGGCTTCCGTCTTCGGAAACAGATCGAAAGGCTCTTTCATGTATTCAATCTTACGCTTATTGAAAGCGTTATTAAGTGCGACACTCAATGCGGAGAGTTGGTACATCCCGTTTATCCACATCTCCTCGTTCCTCTGCTTTCGCTCAAGCTTGTACTTTTCCTTGTAAACACGAGCAATCATTGGATCCCCAAACCAAAACTGGTCATAGGTCATCCCGTAGAGCAGGAAGATGGGACAGGCGAGATCGAAATACTCCGAATACGATATTGTCTGCTGCGGTGGAGCGTTTCCTGTTACAGTTCCACCGCCATGTTGGGGTTTTTTGTTTCTTCGCTCCCCAGGGAATCGTAGGTCTGTGCCCACAGATCAAGCAGCCGTTTTGCGATCTGCTCGTTCATACCGCCGATCTGACGGAGAATCTCCTCGGCCTGTGCCAAGGAAACAGACTTGTGGTGCATCCGGAAAGCATACCAAAAGAATTCCGGAAGCTTCGTCATCGTGAAATCGTCCACATCCTGGAGCTTAAAACCGCGCCCTTCAGCGAACCGGACAGTGTCCCGGTCGAACTCCAGCGTGTACTCACGCTTGTTTTCAGAATCCTTGATTACGATAGGTTTCACACGTTCCATTTTCTTTTCTCCTCCCGTATAGGAATTTAATATATGTTAAGGGGAGTAATCCGAAGATACGGGCAACGGAAAGGATTTCTCCCTGTCCTCCCCCTAACAACAGTGATTACGAGGAAGCAGTTGCCCAACCAGCGATCTGATTGGGGATTACATGGAGCTGCGCTTCCACAACAGCGTCCACGTTCATTCCAGCGACACCCAGTTCACTGGGGATACCAGCGAAGTAGAAACTGTCGAAGGTCGGAATGGAGATCTCGAACCAGGTGGACTTTCCGGATGCCCATGCAGACGCAGCAGAAGCGACCAGCGCGTTCCACACAGTTTTCAGACTCGCCGTCATATTGGCGTTGAGCTGGATATCGCTCCCAGCGTCTTTCACGCCGGAGATGTACCTGCGGTACTGATCGATGAGGTTCGTGACATCGATCTGATTGGGGGTCAGCGCGATGTCCGGGATAGACTTGATGTCCGGGATGTTGGTGTATCCGGAAGTAGGACGGGAGCCAGCAACGGCTTCCACGGCATACTTGACCTTCACGCCAATCGTGGAAAATTCAAGAGCCATAGCATTCATCTCCTCATGTTTTTCTTGGGAGTTACGGGTTTCTTTTCGGACTCCTCCTCTTCCGGCTCTTCAGCCTTGGGAACAGGAATCGCAGCGTAACAATAAAGGCAGATCTTCACATCGTCATCATTGTTGCGCTTGCAGTAGGGACAAAGCTTCATCATTACCTCCTGTACATCTGATAAACAGTATTCTCGCCGGATACTACCGGCTTTCCGACAACAACTTCCCATCTGCCATACTGCCGGAAGATCGTCCTGGCAATATTCAGCGGTTTGTTTTTGCGAATCCTCCGAAATTTCAACCCCTGGAGTGCCGTATCCACTATGTCAAGGATCTTTTTTCCTTCGCTCTTCGCACTGTCTTTGTTATCGGTGTACACACTCACCTCATAGGTGAGTTGGGCATGATTTTCAGCGCAATCGTCCGTTATTGATCGCCTGTACGGCACATTGTCGATCTCTTCGATCACCACACAGGGGAAAACCGCCGTCTTCTCATCGAAACCAGTGGTGATATCCGCATTGGGATAGGATGTGGTAACGGCAGTAAAGATCGTATCAACAATCTTATGCTCGATATCAATCATGTCCCATTACCTCCTGCGCGATTTGCGTTGAGTTATCGATTATGTACTGCTTGGCATCCAGCAGACCATGTCGAGCAGGAACCTCGGTGAAGTATTCTCCTCCGAAATGCCAGGAGCCGTACTTGTAGTACTCTTGTGTTCCTTCAAGTTCTGAATAGGAACCTTCGTAAACAGGTGTAGATGGTGAATTCTCGAACATCACCGGCATGGTTGCCTGTCCTGCACCGAACTCGGCGATCAGCGGCATATCCCCAGCTACGAGGATGGTTCCGGTTGTTTCTTCCGTGATCGGTGTTACCGATACGGGCCATTCACCATAGGCTGCCTGTGCAACCTCTGCTCCCTCCCTGGTCAGTATGTCTACCAACTGGTGAAGGTCAGCATCGAGGTTTTCCTTGAACAGTTCCAGTTCCGTGATTGCGCGATTGATGGAGTCAGTTGAAAGATCAATCTTGATTCTCACTGAACATCCACTTCCTTGAGGTAATAAATCAGATGATTCAGACTCGCTGATTTACGGACCACCACAAAGTTATGTGGAATCTGCACAGTTTCCTTGACAGTGACGGTTTCTCCGTTCACTGTTTTCTGAACGTCACGGGTTTCAGTAGGAGTTCTGCCATACCATACCTTGGATTCCTCGTCCATAGGGCAGTTAAGGTCTTCCGTCACCGCCCGGTGAGTATATCCGGTGGTAATGCCGTAAGGCTCCACTGTTGCCATACCCTGGCTACCAAGGTTGTTGGCACCGGAGGAAATAGCCATCGACATTTT